CTATGTCCATGTCAAAGATGACATGAGCGAGTGGATCACGTGCACAATAGGCGGGGTTGTATGTGCATATCGCTGTGACAGGCTTGCCAAGTATCTGACAATCCACTACACTCCCGCGCCAGTTGGTTATTCCCTTCTTACCGAGTATGGCTTCAACTGCGTAGTTGCCTAGCAGCAGCACATGCTTGAGGTTGGGTAGTAGAGACAACTCCCACAGCAGAAGCTCTTGCCAGCTTGTCAACTCATGCTTACCAACGGCCTTTCTGTTTGCGCTGTCGCCTATGTCAAACGTGACTTGGCGCTTGACTACATTAGTGATGTAACACTCATGGCGTTTCACCTCTGGACAGTATGTGCGTATGGCCTTCCACAGTATGTTGCCCGCACCACCTATCAGTGGCACACCTTGGGCGACCTCGTTACGTCCGGGAGCTTCGGCTATCACTGCGAGTGTGGCAAGCGTGACGCCTCCCATTGCACACTCAACTACCATGCCTGCCGTCTGCGCTTGTAGCGTGAACTTGTCACGCAATTCTGTCATGTTCATTAGGCTTTGCCCCTTTCCATCGCCACTTGGATACGTCTACACTCACTATCTCACGTGTCACTAGGCCCAGCTTCAGCAGGTCTAGTAAGTCTTCAATCTCAATCGCGTTGTTGTGCGTAGTGACGAAGACACCGCCAGCTTGCAAGCCAGCTATGAGACGTTGCGTTGTGTAGTATGGATACTCTGTGATATGTTCCATTACTTCTTGAACTTCCTTTTCCAACCCATTGACTTGAGCGATGTAGCTAGGCTGCGTTGGTCAGTGATAACCGTGGCGTGTTTGATTGCGCGTGTTATCCCTGTGTAGAAGTTAGGACGCGATAGGTTGTAGAACGCACACGTTGCCATGACGTAGGTCACGTTGTCATACTGCGAACCTTGGCACTTGTGAGTGGTGAGTGCGTAGGCTAGCTCTATAACCTTACGTGGGTCGTAGCTGTAGTGGCGCTGATGACGTGCGCTGTACTCCTCAACACGTGGTGGTAGTTCTACAACACGATCACCGAAGTCAATCTCAAGTACACCGAGTGGGTCTATGTCTACGATCTTACCCACTTCACCATTGAGCATCTGCTTTGTCTCTGGACATGGGATGAAGCTGCCCATCAGGCCCACGCCATAGGGTGAGTAGTCACTGAAGCGTTCGCCGTAGTCACGTAAATCGTAGCTGTTCGTGTTGCATACTACCTTGTCACCTATGCTAACGAACACCTTGTTCTTCACCTCCCACTTGTTGCGTGGTAGTTCTATCTTGCCTTTCATCTCTGGGTTGAAGCGTGTTTGTAGTATGTTGTTCAACCTGATAGTACCGATGTCACTCTTACGTGCAGGGCTGATGATCTGATTGTCAATGCTAGCCCAATCGACTTTGCTGTTAGTGAGTGAGCCATACAATGTATGCAACACTGCGTCACCCAGTTGTACGCTTAGGTCACTGTTGCTAGTGAAGAACTGCCCACGTGTGATACGTCGAGCAGCTTCGATGATGCCGTTGCCTTCGGACTGTCTGTAGATGTTGTTGAGTGTGAAGGTGTTAGGCATAGCGAGGCACTTAGCGAACGGCGATGTTGGATCAGCTAGGTCGCTGTTCTCTATAGGTGGTAACTGACGAACGTCACCGAATGTACGCAAGCAACCACCGCTAGGGATAGCTGCAACTAGATCACGGTGTATAGCTGTGCTCACCATCGCATACTCATCGACGATGATCATGTCTACATCAAGTGGATTGCTACGTGTACGTGAGGGACCACTAACAGATGTAGCTTCACCTGTTTCTTCATCTACGTCAGGCTTGTTGAACTCAAGCAACTTGTGGATGGTTGTAGCTGGGTAGCCTGTCGCTTCACGAATACGCCGCGCGGCTTTGCCTGTAGGAGCGGCGATTGCAAAGCTGACATTGAGTGCTTTCAGATGTTCGCATGCTTGCTTGATGATTGTAGTCTTACCTGTGCCTGCCTCTCCTGTCACTGATACTAGGCGCTTTGATGTATCTACACATGCAGCAATAGCGGCCTGCTGCTCAATGTCATCGACCAACATCTGTGTCCTCCTTGTGCTGGGTTTCGCACTACGCTATACAACGTATAAAGCAAACGCCGCGCACACTGTTGCTTGGAGGGCTGGTGTGTACGCGGCGCTGCTGTCGTCAATAGGTGGGGGGAAGCTTAGCCTACTGACGTAGCTCCGTCGCTTTCCTCACCGCGCTTGTTGGCAATCACTTCGTGCTTGATGCGCGTCAGCCCGCTGTTCGCGTACTCAGGCGTATCGAGGAACTCGACCACCTTACGCGCATCGGACATGATGCGATCCACCTTCAGCTTGGCACCTGGGATAGTGTTGCCAGCTTCATCGGTGACTTGAACGAAGAAGTGGAAGGTGCGCTTCTGTGGTGCGCGGTTAGCAGCAGTCTTCTTTGTAGACGATGAAGACGCGGAACTTGCAGAACGCATAGGAGATGTAGCCATTTGGACGTATCCTCTTGTAAGAGTTGGAAGGAAGTGCTAGATGGCACACGTTAAGTGCGCCACCTAGCTAAGGTATCAGACGCTAGTTAGAGTGGCAACACCTGTCCGACTTCCGCACGTGGATTGTTCTCAAGGTCTTTACCCATGCGGACGCGGGCGCGAGCTTCACGACCTACGAAGTCGTTAGGATCGACAGCGTTGCTAGCTGCAACACCGAACGCTTGACACGTCTTCTTCATACGCCAGCGGTCGGCAGGGATGTCACGTGCAACGATGTTGAGCGTGAACGTAAGCTCGTCAACACCATCACCGGGATCGAAGTCTGCAGGGAACTCAGAGCGCGGCACTTGCAACGTGAGCGTGAGCATCGTGTTGCCAGATGATGCAGCGATCTTGTCCTGTGCAGCAGAGCAGATGCACTTGTATTCTCCCGGCGGGAGTTGCGGAGGTGCTTCAGCATCAGCGATGTTAGAGCTAAAGGTCAATAGACCCATCTTCTATACTCCTTGGTTGTGTAGCTATACAGCGTACACCCACATAATTGAGCTAGCAAGCTACGACAGCTAGCCCCTGTGGATAGCACTACTACTAGATGTAGTAGGTCTATTTCGGTAGTTGCATCTTAGCGTGGCCTGCAGCTACAAAGCACTGCCACCAACCTTCTAGCGTTGCGCCATCGAGTTTGTTTGCGTTGTAGTTCCACTCGAACGCAGTCTTACCTGTCATATCGAACATGCGTGATTTCATTGGAGCACGTAAGCGTTCAGGGCGTATGGCGATGTAGCGTTTGCCACCTTGATCGCGCATGTTCCACACTTCGCTGATGTCCTTGGATGTGATGTTAGGTAGCTGACCACCGAGCATCATAGATACACCAATGACGCCACCATCATTGTTACGATCAGCGTCCTTCTCATGTGTGATGAAGATGATGTGCTTGTTCAACATACCAGTGATGCGGATCATGTTGCTGACGAACGCGCCTACGTAGATGTTACGCATACCGTAGCCGTTAAGACCGGGGCTTTCGATTGATGACTTAGGTGCGATGGTGACAGCGTAGCGGAGGGCATGTTCGGAGAACTTCGTGAGGCTATCTACTATCACTGTGTCGAAGGCTGCGAGTGAGTTATACAATGTATAAGGGTCAGGCTTCATTCCCTCTTTCACAATGTCAACAGACTTCTCGCTTGTCAGATTGACACGTTCCCAATCGGGCATGTTGCGGATGCTCATGTCACCATCAGGATCAAGCGCGATGAACAGCTTACGACCAGGCGCTGTTGCAGCTAGTGTAGTCTTACCGCAACCACTATCACCCCATAGGATCATACTCATTCTACTTAGCATGTCAGTAGGCTTCTCTATCTTCAACTCCATGCTATCTCTCCCTGATGTATAAGTACTATTATAGCACACACGTAATCACATGCAACTATTGCAGCCCAGAGGGCGTAGCCCGGACCAGCTTTAGCTCAACTAGCGCAGCTACTTCCACCTCTAAGTCTTTGATCATCTGCCGCACACTAGCGCGAGTTTCATTCAATACGTCGATGCGTTTGTTGAGGTTGGTTAAGCTGTTGTATAGTTCTTCGCGTCTAGCTTCAGCTTCTTCGTATGTCATGGGTCTATTGTCTCCGCTAGTGGTGACCAGCGTTGTGTCACCATCTCATTGTCGAATATGTGCTTGCGTTGTTCTGCACCCTCACAGCATAGAGGGATGAAGGCGCAGCTACGGAAGTAGCGGTTGCAGCTATGTGTGTACATAGGTGCGTCTGTTGGGTTGTCTTCATATAGGAGTATGACACCGAGTGTGTGCCTGACCCATGTTTGCCACTCATAGAAGCTATTCTCATTGCGTGTTGTAGGATAGCGCATGATGCCATCGCTGTAGCTACTAGACTTAGGCACTGGTATCTGCACACCCCACATGATGACATTGCGTATCGGTATACCTAGTATAACCGACATTGCAACGCAGTATCCAGTGACTTGATTACTAGTGTCAAAGCTATTAGACCACACAGTATCAATGCGGCTACCAGTTTTGTTCTCATGTACTTCAGGTGTAGTGTCTGAAGGTCGCAGAGTATCAAGGCACACAGCATCGACCCTACCAATGAAGCGCACAAGAGGCTCGTTGCTATGATCATGCAGTGTGACATCGAATGGAACCTCTATGCCTATTTGTGTAGCGTCATCATTGCAGATAGGAATAAAACGTCCAAGTGGATACCGTTGCACGTAGCCGATAGCCGCACTTTCAAGGTTAGCTTGTGTACGACGATTATCACTGGGGTCGTCGTGATAGCCGCTCGTTTCGAGTAGGTTAAGGCACATCTGCATACATCGTGTCTCTGCATCTTCTGTGCTGTCAAAGTAATAGAGCGCTTGCGACCAGCGATCAGGATATTCAGCATTGTTGAACAACTTTGCTGCGTATGTGTTGATCTTGTCACCCTTGTCAGTTGGCGCTGTGTGTTCAAGTAGATCGAAGAAGCGACAAGCTGCGAACACATAATGCGTAGCACGGCCTGCTTCTAGCGGTAGTACGCTTGCATTGCCACTAGGCAGCTTCTTACCGTGCCAGCTATTAATGATGCCCCATCTAGGACACGTGTTGACTGCGCTCATAGTGGAGTAGTCAATCCACGGCAGGCTTAGATCGGTCGTTGGTTTGATTAGCATCTGCGTTGACCTTCCTTAGTTCTTCGATGATGTACTCTAAGATAAGTACAGGACTGACAGCACCACCTCTGTCAGCGTGAGAGAGTACACGACGCAGTATTAGCTCTAGACGTTCTAGGTCTGTCATCACTGCATGTCCTTATCAGGGTGAAACTTGTCCATGATCTTGTTGAACTCGTCTTTCAGGCCCACGCTGGCGG